TTTTTTTTTTTTTTGAGATCATCTTATAAGAGTCTCCTTAATAAAATCAACATCTAATACGTGTGTAAAAATTTCCAGAGAGGCCAAGGCCTCAATGTATAAAAATACACGCATAGACAAACCTAATAGGTTTGAGATTCGTTGAGGACAAGGCCATTACTGGCAACAAGTTTTAAGTCCTGACAGGGATTGAAACGCTCTCTAACGCGCTGATACGTCCTTATGGGATAGTATCTCTCCTTTTCTGGAGGTCAGGCACTACGCGAATGTGTCACGCAGCCTTAGATTTGAAACGAGGTCTTATCTCGCTATGTCTTTAAAAGAGGACATAGACTCTTATACCAAGTGGTCACCTACACAGGTGTAACCGTTCTTGGATTTTTACTCAACCAGTTAACTTGCGGAGCATTAATGTAGAAAAAGAAATTAAAATCAGTTCCAATAGAAACAAATTTCATTAACGCTTGCAAACCTTGATTTTGCGAGGGTTTAACAACAATATTTGAATAATACGTTTCACGATCAGTGGAATCCAAAGTGGATCCTAATTGTGTAGAGACTAAATTAAGTGCAAAACGATTATTTATCATATTAGGGGCTTCCCATGTTATACCAGGTTGAGTTTGTGAATTAAATAACTGAATACCTTCACTACCATTATTATAACCAATAGCAAAAGAGTTTTGGGTTTGAGCATTGCTCACAAATACTGTATTAGGAACGCTAACAAAAGCAGATCCTGCTGGTAGAGTATCAGTTGTTCGATTCACTGTCAAATTTGAAGTAATCTGAGGACTAGCTCCAACAAAATTAAAAGCATACTTAACTGAACCACGATTTCCTAAATAGGGACCTTGAATCCAGCTAAAAGCTGTAAAATTACAAAAATTATAATTAAAGTTGGAAGCTGGTACATTAATACCTTTAGCTTGAGTAGTATACAAATTTTGCGTACCACAATAACCAGGTGATTGAGGAATTCGCTTTTGTTTAAAAGTAACACTATTATAAATAGCTGTACTTCCAATGCTATCCAAAGGAAATATTTCAAGTAAATTCATACGGCGCAACACAACTCTCAATGAGGGTATAGTTTCACCATAACAAATTTCAGTAGCATGATTATCATCAGTAGTTTGAAATAATTTTTCTTCAGATTGAATACCAAAATACGAGTATCCTGAATCAACACTAATTGGATTAGCAAATTGTAAATCTTCAGCTCCAGAAGCAAACATTAGAATAGTAATTGGTGCAGTATCAACGGGGGCACTTAAAGTATTAAGAACCCGCAAAGTTAATTGACCATTATACCGAGTAGGTACAATATTCTCTGTTGTAAATGAAGAGAAACCAGACAATTGCCATGTTTTAAAGGCTGAACCTGTTAAGGTTGAAGCTTGTCTTGTTTCTAAAAATTTCTTAGCTTGAAGATAAGGTATTCTAATAGTTACATCAGTTTCCTCACCAATATCTACAATTTTTGTATATGTAACATTCGTGGAAGTTAAACCAGATGCTGTCACAATATTACCAATTGGATCCCATGTAAAACGAACCCTACCTCTGTGATATTTAGAACAAATAAATTTGAACCTATAAACAATATCACCACGCCAATTATTAAATAATTCAGCAGCATGAGACATAGGTGTAAAAGAAGTAATAGCTCCACCTGTAAAAGTATCTAATTGATACAATGAAGGTGTAACTGGCATATTTAATAACAATGTATCTGCAGCTTGAGCTGTAGTCCAATTAATAATATCTAAATATGATTCTTTTGTTACAATATTAGTTAATGCTAATTCATCATCTCCACCTAAACCAGTAGTTCTAGGATCTAAAGTTAGTTCAGACTTAGGATCAAAAGAAAGTTTAGTGGTGGGTTCTGAGATATGTGCTGAAGAAAAACCTGTAAAGGGCATATTTTTCAATGGCATTGTATCATCAACTATGGGGACATTAGTATAACCAAACAAACGAGCTGTAGAAGCAACTGCTCCAAAACCAATCTCTGTGGCTCTCGCATATAATCCAATTGTAGGAACATTAGCAAGTTTTCCAGCAGCATTAGCAATAGCTGAAGCAATTCCACTAATAGGACCACTTTTATATTCATCTTTAGATTGCAATTGAAAAATTTCTTCAGATTGTAATGAAAGAGCAACAGTTGGTCCAGCTAATTTGACATTTTCTGCCCATGCAAAAACACTAATAGTTACACCATTACTGGTAGCACCATTAGCACTTGCTAAAGTCGTATATTGTAAAAGTCGAATTCGACCTAGTGTGTTAACTTTATTAGCAGCTGTCAACTGTATCCAATCTTGATAATAGAAAAATGGTAACTCCAATTCTACAGTAGCTTGATCTTGAGGTAAAATCCATACTCCTGGTTGTTGAGAACAAGGAATAAATTTTCCTGCATTACTACCAATAGTAGTGGGAACATCTAAGAGAGGTTGATAACATGCTCGCATAGCTCCATAATAAAACGGAGATGCATTAATTACAAATTTAACTCGTAAAGTCATACTCATAAACATAAAATTATCAATTTTCTTTTTAACCCTAGTATCACTCAAAAAGAGTGTCCATGGGTCAAAAAATGTTTCACCAAAACCTGATTCCAACCAAGTATATGTAGCAATTTGCACAGGTCGATTTAAAAATCTACCAATATCAGCAGTTTCATCAGCAGTGGCATAAAATGAAGGATCAGCGGGAGCCGCATAAACACATTTTTCACCAAGAGCTGAATCTGTAAATTGTACAGTAGTATCAGTTTCTTCTGGGATCGAGTCTAAATGGGTTACTGGTGTCGCGACGGCTACATCGCGTTCTTCAGATTGAACCATAAAAACATGATCATTCACTATCAAATGTGGAGCACACGGTTGTGTATCTGTCGGATCACGATAATGAATCTTCACATAACCTTTCTTAAGAGTCTCTTTAGATTGAACTGTAAAACAGCTCATATCAGGCTCACAAGGAAATATGGCAGGATATTCCCAACGATAATCAGATTCTTCTGTTTGTATAAACAAACCAGATTCACTATGAAGTTGATTTAACTCTTCTTCTAAATGAGAAATCTGAGATTTTGCTGCATGAATATCATGTTCGAGTATATAAACTCGATTATAGAGGGTACGAAGCTCTTGGTCTAGGACCTTAACGCTCTTATTATTTAAAAGATTTCCAGGTTGGTATTTAATTATTAAGATCAGAGTGTTAAACCTATTACTCTGTCTGAGGACATATTTTTAGTGACTAGCTGGCACTATCTTTAAATAAAGACTTAGGGGAACGCCCTAGCGAGTTTCAATAAGTATCCATTCTTACATCATATCATTATCCAGTGGGTAAGATGTACAGTAACTATACTTAAGAGCTATTTTCGGTTAAAGACGTATTAGCAAACGCCTACATAACAGTTTTAAAACTTGTTGAGGTTAGGTATGACTTCAGTAGAAGATTTCCAAAATCTATCATATAATTGTTGCCATGTTGGGAAATCACTCTCACCAACATACATTTCTAAATCATGTTTTCTAATAATATCCTTAAACATTAAATGTTTTTCATGAAAAATTTTCTTTCCAAACATAAAATATTCCATATTAGCAGAACTCATAATAGCAATAGCTTGAGCTTCCTGTGAAATAGATTTTGAAACAACGCCTACTAATAAACTTTTAGCAATAGATTCCTCTTCTAGCGGACATAAAAATGCTTGCACATCTTCATCCCAACGCCAGGTTCGCTTTAAAAATGAAATTTGATCAATATGAATATAAGGAATACTCTCAGCTTCTTTATCAGCCATTGTATATTTAATTCCAACATCAGCTAGGGTTTTCTGAATAGTAGTATGATTAAAAAATGGAGCATCTTTCGATACACCCATAGCATTATCATCACCATATGTAAATAAACTCACATGTTTTTGAAAATTAGAACAATCTCCACCACTCAACACAGAATATGCATAACGCATATAAAGGGAGTTGGCTAAACTATTAATAATAACTGTTAAAGGATGACCTGAAGGATTGGAACCATAAAATTGAATTAAAGTTCCATGCATATCTATTAAAGGAAATGCAGTATCTTCAGCAATTCCTTGCATGATAGCCAAATCTTCTTGTGAATATCCTGCTTTACGACAAATATTAATTAATATTTGGAAAGCACCTAATATAACACAAGGTGGCATTGACTTATCAAAAGAAGCATAATCACCAGCAATCATCTGATCTTCACCATGTTGCGTAAGATAATTCCGAATACGCTGCCACTCTAATGAGTGAGCATTCGTTCCGGGACCAGCTTCAAAAATAAAACGATTATTTTGCATCAAACGAATTGTAGCTAAATAATACTTACGAACAACAATGGACCAATCAAATGGTGCACCTGTAAATACACGAGTCTTTTTCATTTTAATCTTACTAAATTTAGTAGCTTCATCTTTAAGACAACCTGTAAAAACAGGCATCGCACGTGAACCTTCTTTATAAGCAGAGATAATATTATTAACTCGATCCATTATGATAGGTGTTGGCATCATACAATCAGTATAACCATTTGCAACATGAGGAGCTAAGAAAAATTTCTTGCTCTTATTAAAAGGAGCACCAGCACTGGTGTTTCGATTAATTTTATCAACAAATGTCATACCAGGAACACCATTAAGAGCAGTCAAATCATCATATACCATAAGTTCATCTAATTCGCTCTTAGGCAAAGATGTTAAAATATCTTTAGTAAAATTTTCAACACAATTATCTAATATAGTATTATCTAATTTAGTTACTGGTTTTACCATATCTTTAACGGCAATATGCCAAGGTTCCCAACCATGCATAATAGGTTTTCCATGTTGAACTTCATAACCATATTCTTGAACAGTTGATTGAATAATAGTAGGTCCTACACGACTGCGCATATCACTACGCCAGCCTTCAAATGAACCATAAACAGCTGCTGCACCTTCTTCTATCCAGCGAACTGGAGATTTATAGTGTAAATCAACTAATTTATGTTCATAACCAGGAGCTTCTAAAACAGGAGTTCCAGAACTAATTGAAATATCTTCTAATTTAGAACACATCAAATTAATGGTGGGCATCTCAAAAGCAATAGCTCGAGAAACTGGTCTATTAGGATTTCCTAAAACATGCATACCAGCAATTATAATACCACGCGGAGTCTGAACTAAAAGTGTAGTTCCACAATCATTA